CACCACCATTTAAATACACTGGGCTTTTATAGAAAATAGGGTTTCTATAAAAATATTGATATATTCTTCTATATCTTCTTGATAGTTATCACATATTGCCTGTACGTTTGGTGGGTTATTTGGGTTATCACAATCAATACCTTGTAATCCTGGTGGACTGTAAAAAGTTGAGAACTGATAGTTTTCAATAAAGTCATATCCCGCGATTAAAGTAACTTTATTATCATTATAATCGTCATTTATTTCACACTCACCAAAGGATTCGTATGAATCTCTTGTAGAAGCATTAACCAACGCAGAAGTGTTAGGTAATTCATATGTATCCAATAAAGATTCAATATAAACGTCTCCACTATCCAAAGATACCGTATCCGCTTCACAGGGACACAGTTCACAATCAGGAAAAGTCATCATAGGTAATGTGATGTTTTTCGCTTCTGGTTCTTCAGGTTCTTCAATACCTCTATCGTCACAATCTTTATTCCTACAAAATTTTGTGTTTTGAAAAATTTTCCTCCCACAAATTGCGTTACAAATTCCTCTGACTATTCTATTAATAAATCTAATAATCTTTATTAAAACTCTAATCAAAAAATCACGTATCCATAATACTACGTGTATAATTGGTATTATCACCACCAATAAAAACCCTATAATAGTTAAAAATATATTGAATAAAAGATATATTAAGTCGAAGTTTTTCTGACCGTCATTTATTGGTAACTTATTAACTTCGGACTGACATTTCTTATCATTAATTTCTTTTATCCCCAAATGTCTCGCCCTATTCACTCCCCATTTAAATCTATCGATATGTGACGCAATTGTATAAACTTTATTATAATAAAACTCATAGAATGTGTCTTCACAATTTATCGCAGAGTTTTTATCATAGTAATCGTCCCAATTTAAAGAGAACGCATATGATTTATTTATAACGTCATCCGTAGGTCTTTGTGATGTTGAAGACCCTTGCCATCCATGTTCTTTAATATTAGGTATTAGGTACTTGGCTCTCATAATATCGGCATCTAAACCTGCCTCATCCATCCACTCTACCTTAAACCTATACCTACCTTTTGTTGGGATACCAACTGAAGGGTCTTTGGAGATTACTTGTTCTCCAAATTCATTTGTTGTCACATAGTCAACGTTCATGGGTAGTTCCATCATCCATACCCCATTATCGTCTATAACATATCCACTGTTTTCTATATTATAAACTTCCAATACAGGGTCTCCATTTTCATCAACATCTATTGTTTGTCGTATTGCCAACATACGACCAGGACCCGTAACTGTATCGCATAAATTACCCATATCAGATTTTGACTTACAGTTTTTCCTCAAAAAATCTTCTTCTGTAGATGAGAATACCGACCCCATAAATATACTTTGTGGTTGTATCTCTATTCCCATGTCTCTTAAGTCAAAGTCAGCCCTTGTTATTCCAACATCACAAAAGTTGTCATCACCCCAAAATGATGATATATCTATATCTTGAACGCTATGAACTATCTGTGGTAGACTATCAATATCTTCTGACGATTTAAATTGTTGACCATTAAACTGTGATGGAACACCCATACCCATCCTTATCAAATCGGCGGGTCTCAAAGAAAACTGACCCATATTTGATAGGTCAAGATCCATTACTATTTTTTGTGAACCCAAGGGAACACCGACAATCATAAAGTCACCACTATCATTTGTTTTTACGGTATACTTATAATATTTTTCATATACTTCTAAAACTTCTTTTCGTGTTAAAACATCCTCTCTATCAGGAAAAGTTCCCGTAGGTGTGTGTCCCCCATATTCTTGGACATAAGGTAGAAGATTATATCTATACCCATCTTCATTTTTGTCTCTTAATGTTTTGTATGGGTATAGTGTAGAAATGATAGGGTCATTTTCATCAATATCACTCAAAGGTACAAATATAGATACACTAGCATTTGGAACACCAAAACCCCCGTTGGCTATTACTCTACCAACGACAACACCATAATCAGCACAAAATCTGGTATAAACCTCTTCTTGTCTTAACTTAAGTGATAAGACCTCAAGAAAATCAAAATCCTGTTCAAGATTTACCCTGACTTGTTTATTAACACCAGGTTGTGTTCTTATTCTGTAAGATTTGGGCATACTTTTACTTTTAAGATAAATAGTTATTTACCTTAATTTTAATTTGTTTTATTATAAAGTATAGTGAATCTAATTAGGAGAACTGAACTCCCGATAGTTTTTTGACCCTAACCTTAATATCTCTCTCAGGAAACCTTATTTGATATATCTGATTTGGTTGTGCGAAAATGATGTCATCAACCAATTTAATTTGTTTTGTGTTGTTGTCCAAATATTCCTGAGAAGTCTCCGATGATGAATATTGACCACCAACTTTACCGAAAACTTTTACTTCCGATAACGTATTAATACCCGGTATATCCTGAACGATTCTTCTGATATCAGAAACATTAACATTTTTACCCAAGTTATTTGTCACAGGTGACATATATGAATTAACACTGTTAACTATATTTGTTATTATCTGACCTTGGTTTTCTGTCGAATCCATAACAACAGAAAATTCAAGTTCCAAATCAAGAACCTGTGCACTTGAGATAGAAATATAATCATTTATCATCCTGTAGTTTGATAAATAATTGGCGATATTTTGTTTTAAAGTGTTCGATACCGTTCCCGTTAATTTACCATTGGTGTCGTAAGAGAGTATCTCTATCTTAATTTTATTATCCTCTTCTATAACGGACGCCTTAGCCGGTGACCCAAACTTACTCGGCATCGTTCTTATTAAAGAGTTATAATCGTTTATAGTAACCGCTCTTTTTTGTGCCGCAAAGTTAAATGAAACCATATTTCTCACCTCTTCCAAGGTCGGAAAGTCCGCACCTCCAACAGTAGCAGTAACATTGTTACACCTCAAACTTTGTCTCACATTTTGGTTGATGTTGTTCGATGGTCCGTTAATCGCAAAGTATGTATCCCCAACCTGTGTTATAGTGTTAATACCCAAATTAGAAGTCGCACCACCCCCTATTCTATACTTAACAAATAACGTGGTATTCGGTCTAACAGTTAAACCTAAACCAATATTGTTCTGATAATCTTGTATGTTTAAAGGAACTCCCGTTCTCGAAAACTGAGCCAACTGCTCATCAGGTGTTGTCGTTCCACCACCAAAAGTTATCTTACAATAACCTTCAGGTGTGAACTCACTGATATAACGATTTTCCGTCTCTAAATATGTACCCACTTTTACACCAGGACTATCTGACGCCTTAGTAGGGTCTTCTATAAAAACTTTACTCTCTGCCAATGCATCAACCTCATACCATTTGTTCGGTGATGTTATAAATTCATCGTAGGTGGGTGGATTGGAAAATGACGTTCCATCTTTTTGTATTATAGATGTAATACTTAACACATTTTTTTCAGGTAAAAAGAATTCATAAAATGGAACAACCTCTTGAGGGTTAATAACTTTTTTGAATACTTTTGTTGCTCCGTTAACAACTACCTCTCTTTTTGTAATCGTATAATTGATTATTTTGTTATTGTCGTCAAAGTTCGGTATTTTTGTTCTGTTCGGAAAACCGTCACTATTGTATTGAGAACTAAAATCAATATCATTTGGATTTTCAAATATCTGTCCTGCACCAACAAATTGAGAACCGGCTCTTAAGTTCCCTAAGTATCTCGTATCTTCTTGGTCTCCAAAGGCAGGAACGGTTATAGAAACATCAACCAAACCAATAGAAGGTCTATTCCCTGGTATTTTTAATCCGTAGGTTTTTGCAATATTAAATATTGACGACTTTTGTTGTGCATATTGTAATACTGTTTCTTGAATACTTCTGTCTATATGGAAATGTAAATTATCACCTATCGCAGCGTTTAAATCCATAAACACTGAAAATACAGATGCATCATTAAAATTATTAATAAGTTCAGGATAATACTGTTGTGTATAATTAATCAGGTCTTGTCTTAGACCTTCAAAATCTCTTTCTGTATATGATATTTTTCTATTAGCCATTATATATTAATAATTATAAAATCTCTGGTATTAAAACTACTATCAGTCACTGAATATTCAATCTTAATTTTTGCGGTATATTCTTCAACACCCTGACCGGCAGTTCTAAATATGTCGAACATCTGATATTCTGCAGGTTCTTCTTCAAAAGTTAATTTTGTTATATCAGATTCATTCGTATCGTCTAAATCTACATACGGACTAATTGTGATATTTTCAATTTCTAAATTGGGTATGTATTTTCTAACCGCAGTTCTGATGTCATCTTTTATAACTTCAAACGTTTGACCGTCCATAGGTTCAAAAATAAACTCATACATTCTAGTACCAAAATCAGGTAAATAATACCTACTACCTTTTCTAGTCAATATTAAATGTAATAAATCTGCCCTAACTTCATCTTTAACAGTTTTGGTTAAAGATAAGTAAGTACCTTCCTGACTTGGTTTAAATGGAAAATTTATTCCGTATGTTTTGTTTAATACCATACTAATAAATATTCATTATAGTATTTTTATAAAAAAACCCACCTTTTTGGTGGGTTTTTTGTTTATCCTTCACATGCTACACATTGTAGGTCATTTAGATTCAATCTTTTCCTAGCAAATGCTTGTGCGGAATTCATCGAATGTTGATAATACAATGTCTTTACTCCTAACTTCCATGAGTCAATCAAAAGTTTGTTTACATCTCTTGTCGGCATATCAGGTGATATCATCAAATTTAATGACTGTGACTGGTCAATATAGTCCTGTCTAATAGCCGCCTGATTGATAATAGACGCTTGATTAATCTCCGCAAAAGTTCTAAACACATCTTTTTGTTCATCCGTCAAGAAGTCAAGATGTTGTACAGAACCATCTTTCTTTTTGATACTATCCCAAACCTCTTTTGTGTCTTTACCCAAATCAACCAATAGGTTTTTCAAAACAGGATTTTTAATCGTAACTTTCATCTTTGCAACATCCTTGACATAACAGTTAGACCAAATAGGCTCAATCGATTGTGATACCTGACCCAAAATAAATGCCGATGAGGTTGTCGGTGCAATTGCATTTAATGTTACATTTCTTCTTCCATATCCCTTAAGATATTCAGGTTCACCAAACATTTCAGAAAGTTCCGCTGAGGCGTTATATGATTTTTCTTTGATGTGTTTAAACACTTCCACATTGAGTTTTGCCGTTTCTTTTGTGTCGAAAGCCAATCCTTTAGACTGTAGAAGTGAGTGCCATCCAAGAACACCCAATCCTAACGCTCTTTGTCTTTTAGCAAAGTTATAAGCCCTTTCCAAGTAGAAAAACGCACGTTTTCCTTCAATCGTTCCGTTGTCTCTTAAATCTTCAATCTTTGTCAAAAATTCAGTAACAACCGCATCCAAAAAGTATGTCATAATCTCAACCGCATCAGTATCTTTCCACTCATCATAGTGAAGAAGATTCATCGACGACAAAACACAAACGAACGACTCGTCTTCGGAATTGTGTAAAGCAATTTCAGAACACAAGTTAGAGTTATAAATTTTAGCCTCTTTGTCCTGATATACTTCAGGTGCTTTGTTATTCATAGTGTCGGTGAACATAATATACGGATATCCGATTTCACCTCTTCGTTGAATAACCTTAGCCCATATTGCCCTTTTTTCTTCATCACCAGCAATCATTTCATTCATAAACCCATCAGTAACTGTAACCGCATGTGTCAAGTCTTGGATTGTAAACCCTTCAGTTCCAATATCCAAAAACTCCATAATATCGGGATGTTCAACTGGTAGATATGGTGAAAAACG